GCCCTCGCTGCGTAAGCAGTAGAGCCGAAGGACCGATGACCTGACCCATATAAGGGTAATCGGACTTATCATATGGTGTAGTGTTAGTGACGGGTAGTAGCTAACATCAAACACAACTACTCTACGTCCGACTTATGTTTGTTCCTTGTCAAGAGGCGGATGAAACTAAACAAGGAACTATGTGCATAAACGCTTAGTAGGAAGCAGTCTCGGACGAGGGTTCGACTCCCTCCAGGTCCATTAAAATTGACGGTTGTGTTAATAATTTGAAGGAGGTAGAGATGTATGTGTTCAAAGTTATTCAACGCATCTTCAATCAAATATTTCCTCCAATGTCAGTAGAAACTACAACCTTGTTGTTAGAAGAAGCAGACATAATAATGAAGGAAATAAAACAAGCAAGAAAGTTGGCAGATTTGTTACGTCTTAAAGAAATATTAAAAAAGTTTCGTGGTGCAGTGGAATTAGCTGGTTCACCACAAGTGGTAAAAAACAAATTAATGTTTTTGGAAGCGCAGTGGAACAGACAATTTAGATTGTGGAAAGCGAATGGTAATCGGTTCTAAAGTTTCTAGCAAAAGATATATTTGGTTACGAGTTCCAAGAACAGCAACAGTAACATACGGAAAAATATTTTTTCCAGACGTAAACTATGAACATACTCATAGTAACTATTTTTATGAGAGAGATAGATACGGTGACTTACCAGCATTTTCAGTTGTAAGAAATCCGCATGACAGGTTTGTATCCTCAATAAAGCACATATACAAACAGCAGTTGATAAATGGTACGTCTGGGAAATATAAGTTCACAATACCCTTTACTGATACAAAAACACTGTATACCTTTTTTGAAACTAATTTGAAAGTACTACGAGATATAGACAACAACGTAGAACACAAAAAAATTTTCCAAACAGAAGATTTAAGTTTTGTAAAGATGTTTTTTAGATTACAAAAAAATTTTGTAGGGTATTCACAAGTAAAAGTGTTCAAGTACGAAGAGCTGGAAGAATTTAATTATTGGATACAAACCGAATTGGGATTTGATACAAGTAAAGTAAGTATATTTAATAGTTCATCTGAGGAGTTGTCTCATATTAATTTTTCATCGGATGAATTCAAAGAACTTACATTTAAGTTATTTGAAGAAGATTATAAATTTTTTGGTTACGTTCAACCTTAAACTTAGGAGGCACTATGGGCGAATATAAAGATGTTCCAGAGGGTACATTCGTCAGTGAAGGCACTCCCGCAAGACCAGGTGAAGAACATTTACCCGCAGAGTTGAGAACCTATGGTATTATGGACTCTAACGGATATAAAATTCTTACACACATGGGTATGCATGGCGGCGGTGGCATCACTTCAGAAGGCTTCGACTGACCCATGTTACGTAATTGGGTAGTCCAGTTTGGACACGCCCCAGGTGACAGAGCAGGAGATGAACGTGTATCTCCTGAAGATAGAGGAAAGTATATTTCACAAGTAGGCTACTATTTTGGATGGCAACCTCCTCCCGGAATGAGTTGGATTGTTGAAGTTACCAAAGATTTACACGGTAAGCATCCTGGTAGATACATAGCTTGTTTTATGAGATATATGACAGACGGTGAAGCTGAAAAAATGCTTGGAAACAACTATGAAAAGTATCAAGCACCCGTTGTAAAACCAGCAACAACCCACGAAGAATTTTTACGTGGACAATTGGAAGCAATTCAAAAGCAACTTACTCAGTATGAGCAACAAACTCAAACCACAGAAGTTCCAGAAGATTGCGAAGTTTGCGCAGTAGAAGAAACAACTAACGAAACACAACCAGAAACATAAGAGGTATGTATGTTAAAGAAAAAGGTTACGAAGTTTACTGGTGGTAAGTTAAATGTGATGGAACGCAAAACACTTGTTTGTCAAGAGTGTAATATTGTCACGGTTACGGTAGCAAACGATATCGCTGCCGTAACCTGTGCATACTGTGTGCAAAAGTCTATTGAACCACCAAAGCTTTACACATCAAAACCAGAGGGTGAAAAGTTTCCTCGTGGTTGGCACTTTAAGCAACGATACGTTCACACAGATGGTCGTGTGTTCTGTAAAGGTGTGGAAACTGGCGAGACTGATACACCAGAAGCACCAAAGAAGAAAAAGGTAGCTAAGAAAAAGACACCTAAAAAGAGGAAGTAAATGTTAAATCTACCATCGAAACCATTTCCAGTAATACAAAAGTTTTTACATGAAAACAAACTTGTAGTTTACAAATATTTGGTAAAGCAAGTACGAAAGGGTATTCGTGAAGATTTAGACAAAGTAGAACTATTTCAAATTACACCGATGCATTCACACCAAAAGCACACAGCAGTGGTGAAAAAAGAAGATTACGAAAATGTTTTACAAGACGCAATGAAACAGGCAATCAAAGAAGAAGATTACGAAACAGCAGCGAAAGCAAGAGACACTATACAATTATACAAAGATAAAAGTATTACTAAACTCTTAAACGATACAAAACCAGAGGAATAAAATATGGCTATGGCGCTGGACTCAACTAAATGTGTTGTCCTAAATGCCACGTATGAGCCCATAACAGTTGTGACTTCGAAGCGAGCACTATTGTTATTCTTGGAAGGAAAAGCTATCATAGTCGAGGAACATCCAGAGTTGGTGGTGCGGTCACCAAGACAGACATTCCCTGTACCATTGATGATTGCGTTAGTACGCTATATCAAGGGCCGCCGTGTATTTAAGACACCAGCTTTGTTAACACAGAAAAACCTATTCGTTCGTGACGGATACACTTGTCAATACTGCAACCGACACAAGAGTGCGTTTAAGTCAAGTGAGTTTCTTACTCGTGACCACGTGCATCCTGTTGCAAAGGGTGGTAAAGATATGTGGGAAAATGTGGTGACAAGTTGTAGTACGTGTAACAACAAGAAAGCAGATAAGTTGTTAGAAATGACTACAATGAAACTGGCAAAGACACCAGTTACACCTACAATTTTTGAGTTGTGGACGAAACAACAAGCACGAACTAACCGAGCAATAATGGTTGCATAATTATGTTGATAACATCTAAAATTGATGGTAAAAAATGGTTATGGATTAACGTTCCCAAAACTGCTTCGACGGCAGTAATGAGAACGTTTTTCCCTTCTATGGAAGTAAACCAACAAGAACATCAAACCTACAAACATCTTATACAGATGCATGGTAGCTTCGATGCATTTACTACTGTACGAAATCCCATAACAAGGTTTAAATCTGCATTAAACCATACACTCAACGTGTGTGTATGCGGAAGATGTAAAATATCAGATAGACCTGTTGATAAAATAGATATTATACATTTTATAAGTGATATGCTAAAACTAAAAAGTCAGAAAACAGATTTTTTTAGAGCTGTTTATATGAACGGAGAAAGCGATTATCAAACGAATGTCGCTAGAAGTATGGAAAACAGGTTTGGTAAGTATCTCATACCAAGCGGAGTAAATTGTTTACGAATTCCAGCATATGTTTCACAAACATTTATATTGAATGGACCGCAAAATAAATTGCATATATTTAAGTATGAAAACTTACAAGAATTGTCGGAATTCATACAAAATAAATTGGGATATACATTTAATAATATTATTTATCGAAAATACACCGATAAATTGGGGGTTGACTTTTTAGACCCTACCCTGTTAGATTTACTCCACGAGCTATATCGTGAAGATTATGATAACTTTAACTACGGGAAACGGTTATGATGGATTACGAAGAGAAGGCTAAGAAAAACTTGGAGAAGTTCAACGCATTTCTTGCTGAAGATCCTCGTGTTGAAAAGTTGAACGAAATGTATGAAGTGTTTGGTGAACAGCTACTTTCCGCACCAGCATCGGGGAAGGTGCACTATCACAATGCGTTTCCTGGTGGATATCTTGACCACGTAGTTCATGTCGCAGAAGCTTCGATGAAGGTTGCTACTGCATACAAGGCAATTGGCGGTGATATTGACTTCACTAAGCAAGAAATGATTTTTGCAGCGCTTCATCACGATCTAGGTAAACTTGGTAGTGAAGCTGGAGCATATTATCTTGACCAAGATAGTGATTGGCATCGTAAGCGTGGTGAGATGTATACCTATAACGGTAATATTCAGTATATGACGGTTACTGACCGCGCGTTGTACCTATTACAGAAGTATGGTGTTGAAGTTACAGAAAAGGAATGGATTGCAATCAAGTTGTCCGATGGTATGTACGATGATAGCAACGCAGCATATTTAAAGAATCACTCTGTATATCCTATGAAAACTAATCTTCCGTATATTATCCATTGGGCTGACCATATGGCGTGTTCCGCGGAAAGGGACCAAACAAAATTTTAAATAGTTGATGCACTTGTGGCGGAATTGGGAGACGCACCAGCCTTAGGAGCTGGCGCCTTTTGGGCGTGTGGGTTCGACCCCCACCGAGTGCATTTATGGTGATTGTAGCTCAGCTGGCAGAGCATTGGATTGTGGTTCCGAGGGTCGCGGGTTCGAGCCCCGTCAATCACCCCTACAAAAAGGAGAATTATTATGGCAAAACAAAAAATAAATGAAAGCTGGAATGTCCAGTACTATTCACGTGATGCTCAATCAAACGAAGATATTTTAAATTTGAATATGTCGTGGGAAAATCGTGATATTGATGGGGTGAAGAAAAATTTAAATATCTGGCTGTCTGCAATAGGTGTACCACTCCAAGCGACAGATAAAAAGTAATCGCTGACATAGCTCAGTCGGTAGAGCACCACTTTGGTAAAGTGGAGGTCACCAGTTCGATCCTGGTTGTAAGCTTGCCTCAATAGCTCAACTGGATAGAGCACCTGACTTCGGATCAGGGGGTTGTGGGTTCAAATCCTTCTTGGGGCGTTCTACCCGCGTAGCTCAGTTGGATAGAGCAACAGCCTTCTAAGCTGTGGGTCAGAGGTTCGAATCCTCTCGCGGGTGCTAATTTGTGGAGGTTGTATGTCGTATCCGTTGACAACAAGAGTACATAGTATAAAAAAGGACATGCTTCCTTATACGTTTATTGACGATGTATTCACAAGTGAAGAATTAAATGATGTGATAAAGTATTGCAATACTTTGAATTTGGGAGATGCTACTATAGGTGCGGGGAGAATTGCACCAAACTATAGAAAATCAAAAGTAAACCAATTCAAAGTAAACAATGAGAACGATTGGATATTTGACAGATTACAAACAGCAGCAACATATGTAAATAACGAATTTTTTAGATTTGATTTAATTGGATTTGACAAAATTCAATACACAGAGTACAGAGATCAAAATGACTTATACGATTTTCATGTAGACTGTTGGATAGGGTCAGATACACCAGCAGACCATACGTTTCCACGAAAATTATCATGCAGTCTCATCTTATCGGATACAAATGAATACGAAGGTGGTCAGTTTGAAGTAATGTATTCGAAACAACCAGAAGAAGTAAAGCAAAGAAAAAATAGATTGATAGCGTTTCCGTCATATATGTTACATAGGGTAAAACCAGTTGTGAAAGGAACACGTAAATCGTTAGTATTCTGGATTATTGGACCAAAATTTAAATAAGGTGCGATGGCCGAGAGGCTGAAGGCACGGGTCTGCAAAACCCTTGGACTAAACATCCCGCGTCAGTTCGAATCTGACTCGCACCTCTTATAAGGAGAAACTATGACAAAAATAACACCTGAGATTGTAAAAAATACAATTACAACAGTTATTTGTGTTCTTACTATAGTTATGTTAGCCATAGCACTGATAATTGGAGAGGTTACCGAACCAGAAGTGCTACAAGGTGGTGATATTCAACACGCTATAGACACGGGACAATTTTAATGAAGAAACTTTTATTTACAAAACCTATTACGTTATCAGACACCGCAGAGCATAGAATTCATACTCGTAAATGGTGGGCTATATTGATTTTGATTGTTGGTGGATTACTACTGGCAGGACGAGTATCGGTACCAATGTCGTTGAGTTATACGTTATTGTTTTTTGGTCATGCCGGAATGTTGCATAGTTTTTGGGAAAAACGGGATTATCCTATGGTTATTGTAAACCTTGTATGGCTTGGTGTTGATGCATTAGGGTTCATACGATGGTGGAATATGTAATCAATGATAAGACAATGTGGAACTTGTACAAAATGTTGTGATGGATGGTTGACTGTTGATATATACGGGAACTCAGTAAGTAACGGTAATCCTTGTCTTTTTAAAAAAGAAGGTTGTGGTTGTTCGATATATGCATCACGCCCACACGTATGTCAAGAATTTTTGTGTGGGTGGATTAGAGACGATGGTACGCTGTTCGAAGATTGGATGAAACCAGATATAACTAATTTTATTTTAGTATACTCTAGAATTGATGAGTTAAAGTGGTATAAGTTGGTACAAACAGGACAAGAACTAAGTTTGTTAATGTTAAGTTATATGATACAAAAAGCACTTCGGCAAAATATTAATTTAGAATATTGGATTGATGGTACACAATTTTTAATTGGTTCGACGGAGTTTGTAAAGCACGTAAAACAATAGTTGGCAGGGTAGCTCAGTTGGTGAGAGCGCACGACTCATAATCGTGAGGTCGAGGGTTCGAATCCCTCCCCCGCTATAACACGGAGAATGTATGTTTATTATTAAATTCAACGACATCGAAACACCAACGCAGTATGCAACACGTGAAGATGCTGTTAGAGAGTTGATAGGTATGTTTGGTGATATTGAGTTGAACGAAATGAACATCGCATTCTGGCCAAGTGTGTCTGCACGAGGATACACAAAAATAGAAATAGTAGAACAATAAGGGAGTGCCGCAGAGTTGGAGGACTGCAACAGACTGTAAATCTGTCGCCAATAGGCCTAGTAGGTTCGAATCCTTCCACTCCCATACACACCAGTAGCTCAGTTGGTTAGAGCATTCGTCTGATACACGAAAGGTCAATGGTTCAACTCCATTCTGGTGTACTTGCACCCTTAGCTCAATTGGCAGAGCATGTGACTCTTAATCACCAGGTTGAAGGTTCGATTCCTTCAGGGTGCATACGCCAAGGTAGCTCAGTTGGTAGAGCAGATGCCTGAAGAGCATCGTGTCGGCGGTTCGATTCCGTCCCTTGGCATAAAAGGAGAATATTATGAAAGCAGCAACTATTACATTTCTAATAATAGCTATTAGTATAAGCTTGACAACTGCGTGGATTGCACGTATATTAGAAAGGGACAAGTTTTAGGTCCATAGTGTAATTGGCAACACAGTAGTCTCCAAAACTGCTTTTGAGTTTGTAATACTCTATTTATATGTGTATCTTATACGGAGAGTATTATGCCAACGAAAGAATGGAGAGAAAAAAACGCAGATAGGATGAGAGCGTATCGTCGTAAATGGTATGAGGAAAATAAAAGTATCGAACAAGAAAAAGCAAAGGTAAGACAAGCAGATAGACGAAAGGAATTTAAAGAGTGGTATAAAAATTATAAAAAGAATTTAAAGTGCGAACGATGTGGTTTCGCACATCCGGCAGCTTTAGATTTTCATCATAAAAATCCAAAAGAAAAAAGATTTACGATAGGTGCGGAAATGGTAAATTGTTCTAAACAAGAATTACTGGAAGAGATACAGAAATGTGAAGTAATCTGTTCTAATTGTCACAGAATACTTCACTACGAAGAAAAAAATGATAGGTCTATGGTGTAATTGGCAGCACAGCGCTCTCCAAAAGCTCTGGTCAGGGTTCGAGTCCTTGTAGGCCTGTGGTTTCATTCCCAGTTAGCTCAGTTGGTTAGAGCATCTGACTGTTAATCAGAGGGTCGGGGGTTCAAGTCCCTCACTGGGAGCTTTACAAAACAACAATGAGGTTATTATGAATTTGACACCGAATGATAAGTTGAAGTTAGAAAGTGCATTAAAGGATATGGCAACGTCTATGACCCGTGTTGCCGCAGAACGTGACCTACAGAAGAACGTGATTGGAGACATCTGTGAAGAACTCCAACTCAATAAGAAGGTGTTCCGTAAGTTGGCACGTGTGTATTACAAGCAGAACTTTGATGATGAAGTTGCAACACACCAAGAGTTTGAAACCCTTTACGAGACGGTCACACAAACCACTAAGCCCTAAGAGGTGACGTATGAAACGGTTATGGATGTTGTTGTTCGTTCTAGCAGGATGTGCATCACCAACGCAACCGCAAGTTACACAGAACTACGAACTTAACTTTGTAAAAGATATAGATACTATTTTTGTAGATGTATCTGGTGGGCAAGTTGTTAAACATATAGGTGCATTTACTAACGTTCGTAGTCGTAGAATGGTTTTAATTAGTAGTAATATTTTCGTTCAAGCGACCGCAGGATTCGGTCAGATTGATACCGTATCTACCGTGAATGGTATATCACATACTAACAACGGTTATGTCGGAACTGCATTTGGTGCATTCCCAAATATGATTGGTATGACCGCAACTATCATAGCAAAGGTAGTTGACGATAGTAAAACACCAG